ACCCTGCAGGTTCACAGGGGTATTGAACTCAACATCATTGATGCCAGTCAATAAGCCTCCAGCGGCGGTTCTATCTGACATGCTAGTGATGAATGGGCGACCTTCAAGATCTGCCAATGATATCTCAGGCGGGTTTACCGTCCCTCTTGACTCAACAACCGGAGTGAGTTGTCTCAACTTTTCCTGTTCTTTCACTCGAGGATCAAATCGAGGGTCAAAGTCAGCGACCCTGCTAACTCCAGGTATATTCCCAACCAGTCTTCCAAACGGCAAAAACTCTGTGGCAGCCATCGCGGCAGCAGCCGGATCTTCTGCGCGCCGCGCACGCTCAATGTCGCGCAGCGCCATGGCTTGCCCGATACCCGGGACAAAGCCAAGGGCCATCTCAAGGGCTTGCTGGGACGCTGGCACGTCTTCCTGCGGATCAAGAGACAACAGGCTTTGAGCGGTGCGCTTTGCTCGTGGCAGCACCTCGTCAAACAACAACCCGTTGCGCTTTCGTTCAGCCATCTTTGCTCTTCCTATACCGATCAAGTAAGCGCCGCCCCTTGGCGACCGCGCTCGACTTGTCTCCACGATGCCCCCACGCCTCAAGGCTTAGTTTTAATCGGGTCTTTTTGCCGTCGTCCATGAGCAGCCCCGGCATCGACCCCATGCGCGTCAGAAAGGATCCCTTCCGACGTAACTGCTCTGGCGTGGTTGGCGCTCCCTTGACCGGCGCCTTCAACGTGCCGCCGGTCTCTCGCTTATAAGATGCCCGGCCAGCAGCATTAAGACCGCCCTTCTTGTTCTGGCCTTCCTTGCGCTGCCAAGCCGGCGTCTTCACTTGCGCTTCTTCGCCGTCTTTGCTGCGGCCTTAAAAGCCTTTGCAGTCGGCGCCCCCTTGGCTCCAAGCTTTCGCATCTTCTCGCCGCTACCTGCTGCGATGCGCTCACGCTTGGCCCAAATGTTTGAGTAAAGCCCTTGTTTCACGGTATCACCTGTTTCCAAAGCTACGACGGATTGCACTTCGACCCGGCTGCAAAAACGGAGAAGCAGCCGGGGCCTGGGCCGGTGCGAGAGACGGCTGCATCTGAAACTCTATGAGCGGTTGAGGCTCACGAACTTTAGGCATTACCGCTGGCTCAGCGACTCCTTGGTAGTCTGGGTCACTAATCGTCGGCATGAACGGCCTTTCAGGCGCACTCGGCATAACCGCGGGCGTATAGCCTGCGCCGCCCTTATCGTAAAAGCCGGGAGTGCCGCCTGCATATTGAATGTCGCTGCCAGGTGACTGAGGTGCAACGTAATTATTGCGAGCCTCTTGTGCCGCGTTCCATGCGTCTATCAAGGCGTTTGGCCCAGTAAAGGTACGGCTTCCGCCGCCGCCAGTTCCGGTCTGCGCCTGCGGCTGCTCCTGCGGCTGTACTTGTGGCTGTACCTGCGGCTGCACCTGCGGTTGCACTTGCGGCTGACGTGCCGGCATTGGCTCAGGCTGCGAAAAATCAGTTTTCTCTGGGGCAAACAAGTCTTCAAACATCTTGCGACGATCACGCATGCGGTTCCCCGCTCCGCGTCCGCCTCCGCCTCCGCCGTATCCGCCGCCGTATCCGCCGCCGTATCCGCCGCCGTATCCGCCGCCAAAGAGCGACGTGGCCGCAAACGGATTAAAGGCCTGGCCGCCGTAATACTGCTGCGAAAAGTATTGCGAGAATAAATCATTGACGGTCGGCTCATACTGCGGCGTCATGGGCTGCTGCTGCCGCTGCCGCTGCTGGCCTAAAAAGCCATATCCTCCGCCGCCCATCGCTTCACCGCCGAAGGTGGTGCCGTAGCCGCCGAATTGGCTTGCAAGCGGGTTTCCAAACGGGCTGTCAAACGGGCTTGCGTATGACTGGCCGTATCCTCCGCCCATTGAACCGCCACTTGGCTGTCCCATTGAGCCGCCCCTTGGCCGGCCCATGGGGGCGCCATAACCGCCATAGTCTACGCTCATGGGGTCGCCGTATCCGCCGCCGCCGTACCCCATGGGGGACTGCGTGTACTGCGTCTGCCCTCTAAATGAATTGCTCATAAGTCACCTATTCCGACAAGTCGTAGAAAGCCAATGAACCGATGGCAGACCCGGTGCCGCTCAAGATTCTGATGGCAACCGTGTAGACATCACTCGTCCCGGCGATGGTCGCGCCGAGCTGCATATCGAAGTTGTAGAGCAGATCGTTCTGCGCCTGTGCCGCGGACTGGTTGCTTGATGTCGTGTACTCGTTCAAGACGATATCGCCGCCAGACATGGCGGTCGCGGTCACATCAAAGTCCACGCTCGCAAAGGTCGTAGTGTCGTAGGACGCGCCGGTGAGCGTCGCGTTCCTGACCAGAGCTATCTCGTACTCGCCGTTGGCGATCGGAAGCACGCGCACCTGCTTTGGCAAGATTACCGCGCCGAGTGAGTCAGACGCGAGCCGGATCGACACCAGCGGAACAAACGACGTCCCGATGCCGGTTAGCGTCGTGGCCCTTCTGGCCACGCGCTCGACGGAGGTCTGCTCATATCCGCCCTCAGACAGCACCGTCGAGCAGATCTGCTTCATGCTCGAGCTGCTCGCGGTCGCGGCCGTATTCTCGATCTCGATGCGCAGCGGAAGCGTCGCGGTCTGCATATAGACCGACGTCACCTCGTTGGCGTTGTCGAACGTGTGGGCCGTGATGTACTGGCCGTCGATAACGAACCCGACGCGCACCGACCCGACCCCAAGCCACTCAAAGTCCGCGAAAAGTATCTGCGCTTTTGTGGTGTCGAGCGTGATGCCGCTTGCGCCGCTCCCGTCCAACGGGTCGCCGTTCCATGAAGACTGGACCACCTTTCGGGTGTCGTCGACAGATCCGCCGGTGTAGGTGCGGATGATGAACGAGAGTTCCGTCCCGTTGCGCTGCAAAAATAGCCCGTTATTTGTGTCGAAGTACCCTACGCGCTGGCGCAGGTTCGCCTTCGCAGCGGCCATCACGAATGTCGAGAGTAACGACAGGCTCTTGCCAGGCTGGTACGGGAAGTACCGCTTTGTCTGGCGCACCACTTTGTCGCCGGAGGCCGTTGTCACGGCCAGGCTCACGGCCGACTCGTTTGGCAAAAAGGTAGAGGTGCCAGAGCCAGTCAGAGATGTATCGAACGCAGGGTCTGCCGCGTAACGATTCTGACTATCAAATAGCGTGAACGGCTGTGATACCCGCAACCGTCCAAACGCATCAAAGTTATTCTTACTCAACAAGTTCAAATCCGTCAGGCTTCTAATAAACTCAACAATTTCCTGCTGGTTATTGCTAATCCTGTTCAGGTATAGCTTGAGCTGGTTGTTGAGCTGGTTGTGATATTGAGGGCTATAAATCGCCGGCGGCACGTTTGGATTCGGCGGCGCAGGAACCTCAAGGGTTTCAAGTGGCATGGCATTACATTACCGGCGGCATCTGCTCACCAGCCATGGGCTGCTGAGGCGCCGGAGGCGGAGGCGCTTGCTGAGACATATCAAACGGCGTGATCTCTGGGATCACTGGCCGCTGCACAGATGGCGACGCGGTGCGCGGGCGCTCCATCATCGCACGCAGCGTCTCGGTATCCACAGACGTGCCGTACTTCAACTGCACCTCATAGGCGCGCAACATAATGTCAGCCTCTTGCTTATCGCGCGCTCTGTCATCCTCGAGCAGCATTGCTTGGCGCTTCAGCTCAAGCTCTGCCTGCTTGTTCTGGATGTCTGCCATGATCTTTTGCTTTTCAACCTCCGCAAGAATCTGAGCCGGGTCAGGCGGTGGAGGTGGAGGTGGCGGCTGCGGTGGCATCGTCGCGGGGTTTGAGAAAAACTCGTCGGAGTTTCTATACCCAGACGCCTCGGAAAGTTTCACGAGGGTGTTGCGGTACTGCTGCGGCGAAACAAGCGGATTCTGCGGCCCCATGGTCTGCATGATCTGCTCTTGCTTTTGCGCAATAGAGTTCAGCACGGCAATCTTTTGCTCTTCGGTGCCGGCGCCTAGCGCAATATCCACCTCAACGTCCATGTCTGAGTTCCACGACCGTGGGTCAATCGGCACCCACTGGTTCCGCAGGCGCACCACCCGCGGACGATCTTGATTTTCCGTGACCAGCTTGAGAATGCCCTTGAACAGGGCGCGCATCCCGGTTTCTGAGAAAATCCGGGCGATCAGCTCAAGATGCTGCTGCGCGGCGCTGACGGTCGCGGCGACCGCCGCGCGGGTGGTGCTCTGTAGTGCATCGGCCTGCAGGCCCATTGAGGCCTTGCTCATGCCGGTGCGAGTCTCGCGTACTTCGTCTAAGTAGCTGAGCATCGGGAAGGCGGCCTGTCCAACAAACGGCACGGAGAACGGCTGCACCGCCCCGGCCTGTCTCATTCGGATAACGCCGCCAACCTCTGTGTTCAGCACGTCGTCCATGTTCGCCTGCCCCTCGACGACACCAACCCGCGGGTGGATGGCGAGAGACAATGAGTCGAGCATGTTGCGCAGGATGGCCGACTTAATCTTTTGCAGGTCGGCCGTGTAGTCAAACATCGAAAGCCCAATCAGCGCGTGCGGCTCTGGGTCTGGGCAAAAGAGAGCAAACGGCGCGTGCGAGCAAGGCTCGTTCATCACCATCTTGTAGCCCGGCCCGATGGTGCATACCTTGCGCAACTCAGAGATGCCGTCCTTGTCGTAGTCCACGCGAACGTATGCTTCGCAGTACAGCACGCGCTTATCGTCTTGCGTGCCGCCAGGGCCGTAAGACTGTGCGTACGGGTTGCGCGCAATGTATTCGTCGTTGGTGTCCAGTTCATAGACACCCATCTGCGAGCTGACCTCTTCCTCGTTGTACCCAAGCGCAACCAGGTCAGACACTCGCATCATGCGCCGGTGAGCCACAAGCGTCGCGTCTTCAACGGAGCGAGCGCGGCGGTCAATCAAAAACTCTTCCGGTGGGATCGCCTCAACCCGCACGCGGCCGTCCTTGTACTCGCGCTTCAGCTCTACGTCATAAATCTTCGGCGCAGGCGCAGGCATCCCGGTCGCAGGGTCAACCGCTGGCTGCCCCGTCATCGGGTCAACGGGCGGCTGGTACGACGGGTCGTCCATTGACATGATGGCGCTGCCGACGACGTTTGGCTCAGAGAGCAGCACCGTCAGCGCAGACTCATCAAGTCCAGAGTAGTATTCCGTCTTGACCTCGACTTTCTCTTCCCAGACGTACTTGATGATGCCAAGCGCGCCACGCAGCGCGTCTTTGAAGGCAGAGTGCAGCGTCAGGAAGCCGTTGTTGTCGTTGTTGAAAATGTAGTTGACGTAATCTGTGGCCTGCTCT